AATAATTGTTCTTGACGTTTAATGTAAAACAGGTTATAATTAGATTGTTCAGGTTCACTCATAGTATATCATCCAATGTTAGAACGTTCCACCATCCAATTTATCATATACGATTGCTGTTCCATTTGACTGCAACACATATCCAGCGGTTGTGCTAAATGCTAATGTTTTAAATCCATTAGTTCCATTAGCAACCAAAAGATCATTATTACTATAACTACTTAGCCCAGTACCGCCAGAGTTACCAAGTAGTGGCGATGATAATACTAACGAATTTGCAGTAATATTTACGTTTACTGTTGAATTAGCAGTAATAGTAACTGTTAATGAATTAGATACAAGAGCGCCAGAATTAATATATGTTTGAAGGGTTGCTATCTGATATGAAGCATCAGCAATATCGATATTATTGTTGGCTTTAACATCTTGGGCTAGATGAGTGAATAGCTTGAAAATTCCGTCATCATGATCGCGGAAAAGACCAGCATTTCTTATTAACGTATCGCCAAAATATTGACCAACGAAACCAATATCAACCGTATCAGTTGTTGTATTGTTACCAGCAAGGTAAATTAATGGGTCAGAAACAACTACAGAATTTACGTTAATAGTTGTTAGGTTTCCGGAAACTGTCAAGTCGCCTAGAATAGCAACGTTTCCAGTAAAGTTACCAGAAACTGCATTTACTGTATTAGCATAAACAGTTTTCCAATTTAATTCTGCAGAACCAAGATTATATGTTCCGTTCGCCTGTGGAACAACGTTACTATTAAAGTAACCAGAAAGTGTTACATTAGAACTAAATGTAGTTCCGTTTGAAAACTCGTTATTGCCAGTATATAAGCCATTACGGGAAAGCGTGTTTGACATAGCATTTGAATAGGCGTTTGACGCCATATCATTCGCGTATGATCTTAAATCGCTTGCAGAGTTACCACCAACAGTAGCAGCGTTTACAGAAGTAACTGAAGCGCCATTACCATAGAACGCATTCGCAGTTATCGTACCTGTAGTAAACACAACATTAGTTGTATTTGCAATAAGCGAAGTACCAATTGTAAACGAAGAAGCATTAACAGTACCAGTAGTAAATACACCAGAAGTATTAGCAATTAAAGAAGAACCAAGTATTATACTTGAGCTATTGATTTTTGTATTTACTGAAGTATTACCAACAGAAACAAAAGTATTAGCAATACTCGAAAATAAGGTTAATCCTGAATCCGAATATCTAAGATAATTTGTTACACTAGCTGCTGAAGAAAACTGAATAACATTTTCGCCAAAGGCAGTGCCTCTATCGATATACATGTCATTAGCATTAGAACCACCAGCATCCGTCCAAACAATTCTACCATCAGGTCTAGGAAGAGTAATATCTTTGCTAGCATACAAATAAGAAGTGTTAATAGTATTGCCGACACTAAGCGTATTGCTTACTTTATTAAAAGTAAACCCAGCAGTAGCGTTTGCTACGCCAGAATCATTAAACTGAACTTGCGTATTAGCGCCAGAAGTACCAGTTCCCCAATAAATGGCTGAACCGTTTGTTACTAGAACTTGACCGTTACTACCACCAGAGCCGTTCGCCCACAATGTAGTGATAACAGCGTTCGCTGTGATAATTTTGTCAATACCACTAGTCGAGTTAGCAACAAGAGCCTGGTTCGCGGTAAGCGTTCCTGGGTTTCTTGCGCCAGCAATCGGAATAGCCGAACCATCGGATGGGGAACCGATCCAGAGGGTGTTACTGGCTAATGTAAACGCTAATTCACCATTAGCAAGACCAGTAACGGTCGCATTAGCGGTTGATCTTCTAATTTGAATTAAGTTGGACATATAATGAAACCTTTTATTGGTATTTATAAATTAAAAAATTCCACCGTCAAGGGCACCAGTTACATCCGCCAAATCTAATTTCTTAACCACATATTTGTCTGTATCTGCATTATATACAAGGGTAGCGTTTTCAATTTCTCCTGTAGCATCAACGTCAAGAAGGCGATCTAACCTATTGGGTCCGCTCAAAGCCTGACTATTTTTTAAAGTAACAGGAATAGTTGAATCTATAATGCCAGCCGTAGCATTCATAGAAACCTTAATATCTCTTTTTCTTGCTACTAATACGTTGGTCATTTTTATCTCGTTACTTGTGGTGTTACCGTTACAATCCCCTCAACAACACGAGAAACAGTAACTCCATTATTTATTTCAACGTCGTATACGTATCTGCCAGAAACTAAATTACTTGTTTGTGAATCGGTTAAAGATAACGTAATAGTTCCATCGGGGACGCTAATATAAGTTGTGAACGTAGCCGAAGCATTTGTTGAAGTATACCACTTTCTAATTTGAGAATTAGCAGTGTATCCATCTAGGTCCAAAGGGTCTCCGTTTTCATCCGTTAAGGATAAATCAGTTGAAAAAGTCGAACCTTGATCTATTACTAAGTTTGCTTTAGTTGCCATCTTATACCACTATGCTAGTTTTGAAAATTTTAACGACCATTCCTGACGCGACGGGCGTACATGTTAGATTAAAATCACCACCGCCGATAGTTGATGTGAAAGTGCCAACTGGAGTAGTAGAATTAGAAATAGAACCGTATTCTGTGATGTAAGGAGTAGTTCCATCATGAATACCGAGGATTTTAGTCATCTGATAATTTGACCCAGATGTCATCTGAATTGTATATTCGACAGACCTAAATGTGGCCACGGCAAACGAATCAACAACAGCAGCAGTGCCAGAAGCAAAGGTATATGTAGATGTTGTAGAAACTGCTGTATTAGAAGCCGAATTAGCATAAGTTACATCTGTTTTTGAAATAAATGAATTGGCGATAACGTTATTTGTACTTACTGTATTACTTACTGTGATTGTATTACCTACAGCAGTAAATGTTAAACCAGTACAAGCACCGAATCCTGTTCCACCACTATTGTATTGTATTTGAGTGTCGGAACCAGCTGCTGTTGCAGTGCCTGTAAACGCTATAGTTTGAATATTACCATCTGGATATTTAACCCCACCAGTAGTTGATTCTATAATACCAGCGACGGTAAGTTTACTTCCAGGAGCAGCATTACTAATACCAACACGAGAATTTGATGTATCAATATACAGAAGATTTGTATTAAAAGTAGAATTAGAAGCGCCAGATGATATTTCTATACCTTTACTGAACGTTCCTTTACCAATAAAACTGTTGTTCCAATATAAGACTGATGAACCAATATCATAGGTTAAATTGGCAGCTGGAGTAAAGCTACCTGTTGTAGTACCACCGTAAATAAGAGCGCCCTGAATTTCAAGGCTTCCTACTGTTGCTTTATTTAATACATATAAATTATTAACGTTAGCGTAGCCTGGAGTTACGATAGAAATTGAGTTGATTGAAGTATATGCTCCAGATGAGCTGTATGGTGAGAAAAACTGACCCGCATTACCTTCTCCAGTAATATCGATAATAGTTTCTGCGGTAAATACTAGTCCAGCTAAATCGCCAATACCTGTAACAATAGCAGCGCCAGCCTCAGTTGTTAATGTAAATCCTGTTACTGATGGGGAAGTTCCAGTTATTGCAGAAACCTTATAAACGTTTCCAGCTACATAACCAGTAATAGAACCTGGCCCAGTTTTAACGCCAGTAACTGTAACACGATCACCGATTGCTAATGCTGCAGCTGTACAGCTGAATTTACCAGTGGTATCTGTAATTGTAGCAACACTTGCTAATGTTGTAGTTGTTGTTGATGTTTTAATGTTAAAAGTATTTGAAGTGAAATTAGAAGTTGCAATATAATATGTTGTGGCACTATTTAAAGCTGTTGGCGTTCCGGAAATAGCGATAGCTGTTAGACCATTCGCATTATAATAAATTTTATCTGCAATAGAATATCCATGTGAATTAATTGTTATAGTATCTGTTGTCGTATTAACATTTGCTGTGGCAAGTGTTGTATAATTTGTATTTCCAATATAAAGAGAATTATATGAAATGACAGAATTTACAGAAGAATTACCAACTTTAATAGCAGTGCTATTTGCAGTTACGTTTGCGCCAAATGAAGCAGTACCGCCAACCGAGAGTGTATTTGAAAGAGTGGTCGCTCCTGTAACGCTTAATGTGTTTGAAAGAGTGGTCGCTCCTGTAACGCTTAATGTGTTTGAAAGAGTGGTCGCTCCTGTAACGCTTAATGTGTTTGAAAGAGTAGTTGATCTAGTTACAGCAAGCGTCAAAGAAAGAGTAGTAGCGCCAGTTACGCCGAGTGTATTAGAGAATGTAACAGCACCAGTTGCTGAGAGTGTATTAGAGAATGTAACAGCACCAGTTGCTGAGAGTGTATTAGAGAATGTAACAGCACCAGTTGCTGAGAGTGTATTTGAAAGAGTAGCAGCACCTGTAACCGATAACGTATTTGCAAGAGTGGTTGTATCTAAAACTCTAAGCTTGTCACTGATATATGTGTATGCATTAATGTTTGTATTTGTGCCAGTTATATCAGTATTCGATTTAATATAAATGTTAGTAGAATTTATATTTGCTGAAGTGCTTTGAGTATAGATGTTAGAATTTATAGTCGTATTGGTTGTCGAAACAACAAGATTGGTGCTGTTGATATATGTGTTTGTCGAACCGATATTTGAAGTGGCTCCAGTAATAGTAACATTACTGGCGATAGTAGTATTTGACCCAGTAATATTAACATTTGAAACAATATCGGTGTTTGAAGTTGTTACTACAAGATTACCGCCAGTGATATATGTGTTTGCATTTATATTAGCAAATCCGCCAGTAGTTTGTATAGTTACATTAGAAAGAATAACAGTATTTGTGCCAACAAATTTAGTATTAGAAGCAACATTTACAGAAGCAGCGTTAACCTGTACAGTATTTGATGGCGCATCAATTTTTAAAATTGTATAGGTTGAAGATGAATTTAAATATAGATTAGCAGTCAAAATTATATTATTTGACGCAGTAACGCTTACGTTATTACTTGTGACTAAGGTATTAGAAGTAATATATGCAGTTAAATAATCGGTCGTTAGAACCGTATTAGCTGTTGTTGTAATTGTTAAATTGCCAGAATTTATAGCAGCGTTAACTGAAGTTACTGTTAACGTATTAGAAGTTACGGATGCATTAGATGTAGTTGTAACGTTTAAATTATTAGTAGTAGCAATTGTATTAGCTGTTGTTGTAATTGTTAAATTGCCAGAATTTATAGCAGCGTTAACTGACTGAACTGTGAGCGTATTAGAAACCACACTAGCATTAGAAATGGTAGAAACGTTTAAATTGTTTGAATTTATAGCTGTATTTGATATGGTGTTTACCCATAAGAAATTCGAATTAACCAACGCATTAGCTGATTGAACTGTTAGCGTATTAGAAACGATACCAGCATTAGACCTTGTTGTAATTAATAAATTTTCCGAAGTACAATATGTATTATGAACTGTATCGATAATCAAATTACCAGAATTATGGTAGGCGTTTGAAGTAGAATTTACAATCGTAGTATTAACATAAATGTGAACGTTAGTTCTGTCTCCAAACTCAGCACTTGAATTTGCAAAAATCATAACTAGATTAGCAGGTCCTGCAGGAACACCAGTTCCTCCTGGTGAGCCTGTTGAGTTTACAAAATTAAATGTAGTGTTAGTCGTTACAGTAAGCGTATTAGAAGCCGTTACATTTCCACCACGAAGGTTGTTGATCGCAAATAATGTATTTGCCCCGAAGTAACCGTTAACAGTGCCATTTCCGTTCGTAAATCCACCAATCACAGTATTATCAGTAGTTACTGCGTTTGTCGATAAAACAGCGATAGTTTGGTTGGTTCTTGCAAGCCAAGTACCGAACGTTTGCGAATTAGCTACCTGTGAAATGTAAACTGACATTTATCTCTTTTCCATTAATTGCATTAGCATTTGTTTAATTTCGCTTAAATCATTTTTAGTAGATTTTATTTCTTCTTTCAAATTTTCATAACCATCTAATACTTTTTTTATTCTTAGCTTTTCTTCTTTTTCTTTTTTGTATTTATTCAATGCGTCGTTATTGACATTTAGAATAGCTTTAGAATTCGAATCACGAACTAAATCAGGTTCATCAGTAACTTTATAGTACATAATAAATATTTCCTATTAGAAGGCGCTTACTGCAATTGCACGGAAATCTTGCAATCTTGGAATAATACTTGAGTTATTTGAAAGTAATACAATTTTTACAGAGTATGCTTTGTATGTATCAAATGTACTGCCGTCTCTATTATAATAACGTATAGTGTTATTATTATCACTATTTAAAAATGCTGTATAGTCTCTTATAGTATCGTTACGTAATATATGAACTTCACCAGGATTATCAGTTCTTGTATCCGTAATATCAATATTTGCCCCACCAAGAGTAGTTGATAAAGCGATCGCAGTATTATTTGCAAAAGAAACATAATAGTATGCATTAGCAGCTAGTGGTGAAGTCGGAGGATCTTGACCATCAGTAGAATCAATTTCCGTAAGACCATCTGGTACTTCATAGTATACTTTATCGCCAACTTTAAATATATTGTTAGCTATATTATCAACTACTATAGTATTTGAAGTTGCTTTGACTCCTAGAGTATTTGCTGTAATATTAAAGCTAACTGGACCACCTGTAGGTAAACTATATTCATACTCAATAAAATCATCTACATTTGCTTTGCTACTTACCAAAGTATTATCTGTTGTAAGTTGTGTCCACTGTTTGATATCAAAAGATTCTGGGTCGTAACCATTCCAAAACTTAGCAAATACATATATATCAGTTCCTGCTGGCTTATAAGCAGCAACATAAACTTTAAGGTCTTCTGCATCTTGAGTATCTGCTAATACAACCTTCTTTGAAATATATCTAGCTTTCGCTGTACCGCTTCCTGGAGCTTTTTCAGTTGCAAGAATAGAAAGCGAATTGTTCACATATCTCATAGTAGCAGTAACATTACTACTTAATAAGGTGCAAACATTAGAACCAGGAGTAAATACAGAAGGATCTACTGACGAAGAACCACCAAGATAATTTGCAATTATAGTACCATGAGTAGTATTAGTTGTATAAGAATAAATTATATTCGCTGATTTCGCTGAATTAGCTGAACCACCTGATTCAACAAAATAAATTGGGTCGCCTACGTTAAACGCACCATTAGCATCGATGTATTGAATAGTAATCGCCTGTGTTTGACTATTTGATACGTCTTCACTTACAATATTATAGGTTGTTACAACTCCAGCCTTAATCATATCAACTAAAGGAGTTAATTTAATATTATTTGATCTGAATTTTGCATTAATTGATAGAGTTTTAAGACCACCGTTAAGTTGAATTTCTTTACTCTTGCTTAATATTTTTCTTTCTTTGTCAAAAAATGGAGTTTCTTGAGCAAAAATTAAATTATAATAACCAGAATCAATAAAGAGTGTATTGGAATAACCTCTTAGTGAAAAATCAATACCTGTAAGTGGAGCAGTTGAAATTGCAAACTTTGGGGTAATTACATTATATTTACTTCGTTTATTGTTTTAATTGTTGCAGAAGATCCTGAAGTTGACGCAATAATTAAATGATCTTCTTTCATATAGACTGTGCTATTTGCTGTTGAGTTTCCGATCATGATATAATTGTTTGAATAATTTATTGATTTAACGAATCCATAAAACCCACCATTGCCGCTTAACTTTCCGACAGTAGCTGCAGCATCTGCACCAAATGTAATAGCCGAGTTCACAACAACAGAAGTTCCAGAAGCAGATACTACCTGTCTAACTAAAGTGCTAGAACCCGAAGCTTTTCTAACATATATTAAATCATTTTGAGAGAGACTAGAAACAAATGTAGAATTGAGTCCAGATATTGTTGCTGTAGATCCTGGAGATGCACTTGTTGCGCCAGTATAAGGTGTACTGTTTGAAAAATAAACTTTTTCATTAGTATCAAAAGGACCAATTAAATTATTTGCGGTAAGATATTCTGTATCGTCATTTGTGAAGTCAATATCATATCCGTCTCCAGTTGCAGAAACGAAATTAATTCTTGTTAAACCGAATTTTATATCTTCTTTTTGATATGGTGTCCAAGTTTTATTATCAGAAGATGTAAACATAACGCCAACTGTACTATTTTTAAAGATAGGCGATTTGGATTTTACATCCTTTTGACCTTGTTCTGCAGTCCATATAGCGTAATCTGGGCTGTTACCATCTGCAAGAATACCGATAGCGTAATCTTTTTTATTTTCTAAAAGAATAGGAGCTGGGAATATAAATCTTGTTTTTACGCTAGCATCTGAAGAAATATTAACTGAGCTTGAATTTAAATGAACTGATGAAAATGGTACAATATTATATCCAGGGAAACCATTAAACATTTCTCTTATTTCGATACGGATACCTTTTTCTAAATCTTTTTTGAAAAAATATAGATCAATAGAATCAATAAAAATAGCAGAAATATCATCCGGCTCGTTAACACTGAAAGTTTGAAGTATTGGATCGCCTTGATCGTTTGCAGGTGGTGCGTCTGCTTGGAAAGAAGATGAAAAGTTTGTTGAAGTTTTTGTAGTAGTTACAACACGAGAAGTTGAACCTGTTACTGCAGTAAGCTGCCCTGTTGTAGTATTCAAAGCTACATTTTTTGAAGCATAAGATAAATTAGTTGCAAAATACGTCGCAGCAGCTTGTGTTTGTATAAATTGTGAACCTGTTTCGAGATTATCAACATCTACAAGGCGAAATAATCTTTCGCCAGCATAGAAAGTTCTTTCTGGGATGTTGAAAAACCCTTTAATTGAACCATCAGCCGCTACTTTTAAAGTGGACACTGATAATGTTTTATCAGTTACATAACTTACTAATGGAGCGCCATTAGTATCATACCCTAGAGTGTAGCTAAATGCTTTACAATATTGTGTAACATTAGTATCATCAAAAAATGCATTTAAAATAGCATTTGGTTTTAAACCAGTTGCATTAAATTCTACTGTTTTAGACTGGACCCATGGTTGAAGTGCAATATTACTGTCTATTTCACCAATATTATATTGTGTATTTTTAGGTTCTGATATTTGTAATTTTGTTGTCGATGCTGTCTGATTTGACTTCTCAGTTGTAGTATCTGTCGTAACTGTAGTTGTTAAAGTACCACCAGAAACGCCTGTTGAAGAAGTTGATGATATTGAATTAGTTGCAATATCTTTTGATGTTTCTCTATAGGTTCCAATAATTGTTCCTATTGCATCAGCAATAGTTGCAAAATTTGAATAAAGGTCTAAATTAATATTTAAATCTGGCTTATGCTCAATAGCAGGCATCCAGTCGCCTTCTGGGCGTAATGTAACGTGACCATTAAAAATATATGTAACATCTTGAGATACATTTCTATACTGACTTGCGAAAGGCTGAGAAATGTAATTATTAACAATATAATATGTATCTGTTCTATTATAATATAATGAAACCAAACGACCGTTTTCTGAAATTCTATGCCCAGTATTGGCATTATACTTTAGATCGACTTTTATTTCCTCAACCATAGGTCTTGCTTCAGTTTTAGCATAGTCAACAGCAATTCTATATTGCGGGTCTGTTGTACTACCGATATCGTGACCTCTGAACGAATCAGCAAGGAGCCCAAACTGGAATCGATTACCACCAGTTTCATTCTTAATTAATAAACTTTTTGTTGAAAGTTCTAGGGTGCTTAAAGATGTATAATACTCAAGGTTTTCAATTCTTCTATCAAGGATAGAAATATCCTTCATAGTATATCTTCTATTTTTGTAATAAGATATATCTGTCGAAATATCATATCTACCAGAAGATGCAGCTTCAGAAGGAGCTAATGATGGATAAGGTGGAACTTTAACTAGAGCCAAAGTCATCATTGTTGGAATATCAGTTGGTGGAATAGGAGTTTCGTCAGCAGCGCCCTCGACAACTTTTATATTACCTAAAGAGTCTAATCCAACTTTATCATATCTTCCTACATAATATTCTAAATCTGCTTGGAAAGAAGCTTCCGGAACTGGAATAACTCCGAGCGAATTAGTATCGATAGATATAGTTTTTGGAGGATTTACCGTAGCGTCTCCGGTAACATTAGTTGCAGTGGCAGTGTTTGATGCCCTTACTCTAAAATCGATAGTATTTCTTAAATCATATTTTCCTGATGAAGAAGAATTATAAACTGGGATATTTTGAGTAAGAATAGTATTTGAAGATATACCGGTATCGTCAACAGGATAAGAATCTATACTGATATATCCTTTAACCGAATTATCAATAATAAAAGCATCAAACTCAACTAATATAACATGACCAGGAGTGATTGAAGCTCCTGTTTTTAACCCAATATTTGCTAGATCATAAAATGTATCTCTTTGACCGTTATCTAAAACAAATAAAGAAGTTTTATCTGTCAATGAACCGTAATTTGCTCCAACATATACACTTTTAATTTTATATACATCAGGAATACCAAGACACCATGGTCCAGTGTTCTTTTTAGTTGCAGTTGCAGTGTCAATTTTAACCTTAAGGTTTTCGTTTAGTTTTTTCTTAAGTGGCTTTGCTGTGGCTCTTCTAACATTATAAAGAGCTTGAACGTCAAAAGAAGATAATGTCCAAGTAGAACCTGAAACAGTATAAAAACTTCTATTAAGGGCTAAAGTTGCTGTTGTTTCATTAGTAATTGTAATAGTTGTATTTGGTAAAACAGAAGAACCAATTTGCTCGCCAGAAGTTAGATATAGACCGATATTAGCTTGACCGTAATCGAAATCTACAGCGTTAGCAAGGGTGATTTGTGTATCTGAATCTACTGAAGCTATTCTTCTATATTGAAAATCCGTAACAGCGCTTTTTGTACTACCGTTACTGAATTTGATAATATTACCATTTGAAAATTGTGATGTGAGTGTTGTACTATAACCAGTTACAATATAACTTCCTGAAGATGCCATTACATATCCAGCTATATTAGCTGCATATACACCAGATGCACTAGTGTAAGTTATAATAAAATCTCTTTCTTGGATGTTACTAAGTTGGCCAGTAGAATATGGGAAAAAATTATTTCCCCCATTAACTTGATCGACAGGAATAGTTGCAGTACCAGTTGAACTTACAGTTCTATTTTTTATCGCCTTAAAATCAAATTGAGATTTATTTAAATCTATTGAGTCCGCAAATAAAGTTTTAATGGCTTTTTGATTATATTGGAAAGTCAATGTTTGTAGCGATACATCTTGAAGAACACACAAACCAGAACCACTAAGTTCAATATCAGCATGTCCTTCTCTTGAAGACAGGTCTACAGCGTATATACTTTTAACTTTAGAAAAATCACTACAAACAATATTTGTAAGATATACTCTATAAACACATGAACTAGTCCCTGGACTTCCATGATCGTATTCAACGCCAATTATATTAGCAGTTCCGATTTCAACGCCAGCTGGGTTTAAAGATCCTACAGTATCGCTACTACTAGATCTTGATGTTATAGCTTGTGTAGCGCCATTTCTTAACGATACTTGTTGAAACGATGTTGGATCAAAAATACCAGCAAATTCTTTAACAAATACGTAACTTCCTATTGCAGTAGTAACTGTTTGACTAGGAACAGTTTTTGTATCTGTACCACGACGAATTGAATTTATAAGTTTACCAACAGTTTCAACTCTATATCCATTAATATATGCTAAACCTTTTTCAATTTCTAATTTTAATTGATTAGCGACGATATCACCATTCGCGTCATATTTTGTTCCTAAACGAACGATAAAAGGATTTATAATATAATTACCGCTTTCGTCATAAGTACGTTCTGCTAATTGTTTTCCTAATCTAGAATAAGAAGGATCTGTTCTGATTACAGAAGGCTGTCCTTCTGCGAAATCAACGATAGAGAAAAACGGAGATGTGTTTGTTGTATCTTGTGTTGCTCTTGAAGTTAATACTGGTCTTAGCTTGAGTCTATGCGCACCTGGTGCAGAATAGTTAGGAGCACCAGAAGCATTATCAAGAAGTTGTGTATTTGATTCAGGAGTGTCAATAGTTTCTATTGAAGTATAACCAACAGAAAGACCATCTGGGGCGGAACTATATTTAGAAAGAACATAACTTTGTGGTTCTGCTCTAATAAAGAACCCTTTTTGAAAAATAACACCTTCTTGAGCATGAACAATATAACTAAACCCGATCGGAGGGGTCGCTCCAGAAATAGTTGTATTTGCAACAACAACATTTCCAACTGGGTTACCAGAAGCTGTATAAAGAGTTAGTTGCTCTCCTGGAGTAAAAAATTTATCAGTACCAGTATCTGATGCTTGGGTGTATCTAACAAATAGAGTATTTAAATCAGGAGTTTTTGCAACACCGCCTGGATATGTATTTAAAATAATAGCTGAAACGTTTGCAGAATTAATTGCAGTTAATCCTAAAAACTCATTAACGTTTCCAAAAACTGAACCGTTTGCATATTCGTCAATAATTTTTACATATGAGATACTATTTTCAAAAGAAAGCTGGCACCCCTCAACAACAGAACCTTCGATAAAAATTTGACGACCAAATTTAGCAATTTGATCCTGCTGAATAGATTGTAACTCATTAAGTTCTCTTGTTTGAACAGCTACGGCTGGTCTAAAGAGAATTTGATGATACCCACTATCTGTGTTAAAAGTATCAAAGTACGGACTACGAGATAGGTTGGTATCTAAAGCCATTATTTCCTCTAAAATTTAATAATTAATTTAAGCTGTTCATTAGACGAAGGATCTTTGTCAAATTTACTTATATTATCATGATAAATCACCTTACCACTATATTTAACCAAATCTGGATACACGATAGAATCGGGTAAAGTAGTTTCGCCGTAAGAACCAGAAGTGACTCCCCACAAAACATTATTTCCTATTCTAAATTTACCAAGGTAAGGAGTAGTTTCGTTATTGTTTATATGGTCAACATCTGCTAATACTAGTACAGAGTATGCTTTATTTATTACAGTAGATTTTGTTTCTGTTGAATTTTTTATAGTATCAGAAGGATTAAATGCTTTATTTGTAAAATCATCGAATCCTTCTGTTGTTACAGAGGTAAGTTTTATCATTTTATTTGCTGTGTTTACTGACGTAATTATTGCTGTAGCATTGGTGTCTGTGTTTATTATCTTTTCCCCCGCAATAAAGTTTACTTCTGTAATATATTCAATATCTAATTCATCATTTGTACTTATGATCTGCCCAGTTGCATAAGTATCTGATTGGTATACATATTCATATTTTTGATATGGATCTGAATTAGCAGATAGAGTTATTCTTGCAGTTTGATTAAACTTCTTACCGAATGATAAGGAAGAATCTTTTTCACCGTTTGCGGTTAAAATTTTAGTAATTTGAGCATGAGCTTCTGTTCTTGGTTCGAAAATATAATCGCCAACTGAGAAAGAACCTAACACATCTGTAAGTCTAATTTTAGTATTTTTTGCATCTAAATTTGTAACATTTAATTTGAGCTGATGAACTTCAGGAGTTATGAAAATAGTGTGTTCTTCTGCAGGGTCATCAGTTCTTGTATCTATTATATTAACATTTGACCCGCCTCTTGATGTAGAAAGCGCGAATTTAGAAAGAGTGTTAAAATAATGAATTTCCCCTGGGCCAGTAATAGGCGAGGCTAGGTTTACATTTGCTCCACCTTTTGTATCTGAAATAGCAAAAGATGTACTATCAACATAAGAAACATAGTAATATGTATCTCTAGTTAAAGGAGAAATTGGAGTTTGAAGAACGCTTAAATTATAATAAACTTTGTCGCCAACTTCTAATTTATCGTCTGCATTTTCTAATAATATGGTATTATTATCATAGTCAACAAATTCTGTATTGGCAATTATTGGATATCTTATAGAATTATTTGCATACGAAACATAATAATATGTAGATCTAAACAAACCATTTATTTCAGTATTGCTTTCGGGAACCGAATACAGAACAATATCATTTACAGCTAGTTTTGCTGAAACGTTTTCTAAATAAATTATATCTTTTGAAGAATCAAACCCTTCTGTATTTGCATAAATTGTATACGTACTGGGTGTTGTAATTTTTGATTCTGAAATAGGGATTATAGTTCCGGATCCGAGCGGCGCAACTGGATCGTTAGAAAGAGCTATAGAAGTAGAATTAACAAATGCGATATAATAATCTCTATTATTAACCAAACCAGTAATAGCAGTTCCATTATTTTGAACAATGTAATTCACAATATCATTAACTTTGTAAATAGTATTCGCTAATTCTACCTTGATAGTATCGAAATTATTATCAAGATTAGTTTTTCCAGAATTAACATATCTTAGATAATGATTTACCGCTGTTGGAGATTCTGATGGATAAATGTTTATAAGCGCACCACCCTGTTCTTCTGAAAGATCAAATCCGGAAGAGTTAGCAGTACGAATATAATAGAAATAGTTATTAGTTAAACCACCAATAGCGCCATAAAAATTGTCTGGTGTATAATAATGCACTTTATCGCCAACACTAAAATAAACATTAGCGTTTTGTATTTCTATTCTTGAGGTTTCTGGATCAATTGAAGTAGCGTCAAAAGTTCTGGCAGTGTCGATTCCCAAAGGATTTTGAGAAGAATATGTATTTGCAATTATATTTCTATAGATTACAACTTCTCCAGTATCCATAAACACTTGGTTAATTTTTCCAGTGCCACCCGCAATTTCTTCGGAAACATTTTCTAAATCGGAAGCCAGTGTGAAATATTTAACTTGTGAATCCGTAACGTGAGCGTTTGCATCAGAAGTCCAACCATAAATCGTAGTTGTTGTATTTCCAATTTGATCTGGGTCAGAAACGAAAGTTCCTCTTACGCTCTTCAATTCAATAGTTGTTGAATTTGAAGAAACGATAATTCCTGCAGCGTTTGAACCAGGCTGAACTAAAATTTCGTTATCGTCAAAATAAATCGAATTCCAGTTATCATACTTTAACGTAACTCTATCAAAATTATCAACTTCGAAAATAGCATCGTTTATGAATGGGTTCTTAATAATTCCAATTTTTCTATATGAACCATATGTTGGGAAGAAATATGATTCGTTAATAGCAGTATCGAATTTTTTTGAAACGCCAGAATAGAACGCTCCTAGTTCCGAATACGCATCAAAACCATGTCCTCTAATTGGGGAAACAGAAGCTTCAAAAGAGGCACCATGACCATAAAGAGTGTTACTTGAAACTGAAACGTTTGCTCTTGTATAATTTTGACCATGATTAATTAATTCAACGGCAGTGATTTTTCTTGTTGGGTTTCTATCGCTAAGATCAACAGTACAAAAAGCAAGAGCGCCATTACCGTCACCATCAATATTAACTCTTGGGCCAATTACATATTCAGTTACGTCGTTTGGTGAAGAGTATTTTGAAATAATTTTTCCGTTTGCTGTAGGAACACCATCGGCAGTTGAGACGAAAATAGTGCCGCCAGCAGCGAATCCACCATATTGTGTTTCTACAGTTATATTTGGATTTGTATCAAGTGACACAATTCTGGCTTTAATCTTAGAAGTTGTACCGTAAAGAAACGATGGGCGAGCACTTTCCTTAACTGGAATGAAATTACTTCCTTGAACATCCGAAAGAATCACAGTAAAATTATTCGTAAAGGAAACTGTACCATTTGTAAATAGATTGTTGTTAGCATTATCAACAACAGATAAGCTTTCGCCGAGTAGAAAACTCTGGTCAACGGGATGAATATCAGCGAATGTTACAACTGCCGAATTTAAGTTTACATAAGTGATCGAACCGAGTGAACTGCTTCTATTATACGAATCGATAGATATTGCTGTTGGGATAGAATAAATTTTCTTATTATCAATACCATTTTCGAATGGAGCATTAACAAACATATAAGGGAAAACAGTTAATGTGTGTGGTTCGTCTTGTACATATTGAATGTTATGTGTACATGCAGTGGCTCTAGATTCTTCTAAATTTAAATTTGCACCATCATATGTTGATGAAAGGGCAAAAGAAGAAGAATTAACAAATGAAATATAATATATAGAATTATTTACTAGAGGACTAATAGCGGTTCCATTACCTTTTGTTGTATATTTTACCTTATAATTTATTTCATAATATGAATTCGCATAAAGTAAATTAATCGTATTGGAGGTAGAATTTACACCAGTTGTGTTTGCATCAATATCGTATGCCTGATATGATACATCGTTTGGTTCTATTAAAAGATTTCCATTTATATCATGATGACCGTTTATTGGTTTAACAAGTCTTAATCTTCTATCTTGCAAAGATACGTTTGCAGATAAACCTGATTCTAAACTATCAGTTTCGGCAAGCGCAAAGGATGTTGTATTAGCAAAAGAAACATAATAGTAAGAATTACCTACCAAACTTCCTAATGGTTTACAATTAGTTGGGACAGTATACCATACTTTATCATGAACGCTAAACATTGTGTTCGCGCGAGCCATTAAAAATACATTAGCAGAAGAAACAGAATAAATGTGATTTGTACCAGATCCCGAATCAATTAATACACCAGCATTTGCACCGATCGTATTGGCAAAAACTTCTCTATTTACAACTGTATATTTAAAAGTGTGTGCTTCGCCGGGAGTTTCTCTATCTTCTGTTAAGTTTATATTTGCGCCGTTATATGTTGTCGAGATAGCGATGTGAGTGGAATCAACATATGAAATATAGAAAGATGCATTATTAGCTAATCTTGTTCTAACGACACCATTGGGGTCTGTGTATGAAGCCTTTATTGCGGTGTTATTAGTAGGAACTATGTACTTTATATAATCGTTTAAACGGAAATAAGTATTAGCGTTTGAAATTTTAATTTTGTTGTTATCTACATCAACGCCAAAAGTGTTTGCAGTAGCTGCTCTTAGAAAATAATTTGGATCTGCAATTCTTGTAATTCTACGAACATTTTTATAATCTTCGTTACTTACTTGAATAAAAGAACCAACACTAAAATCGTCTTGGAATTTAGTTACAAATCCAGTAAATTCTTGAGAAAATGCAGTTGTTTTAGACCAACCGCTATTTGCAATTATTTCAGATGTCAATCTACCTTTATAATCGATTGATTTATTAGAATCATCAATAACGTCCACTAATCCATTTTTTTGAACTGGAGAAGAAACAGTATCAATTAGCGGGTAATCGACATTAAAATCAATTTCAGAATCGGTTTCTACTCTCAACACAGATGTATTTGACGTAACTATTGTACCAGACGCACCAGTATCTGATTGTACCAATGTATCGCCAACGTTATAAAACCCAACATCGTAAATATATTTGATATTGTAGATATATTGTG